TGGGCCTTGATTGGTCCTATTACCGCGCAGGAAAAGCAAATCCTAAGATATGGCGTTGTAGCCTCCGGTCCTAGAAATAAATTCTATGTCAGAATTAATAAAATGTGGCTCGATCCGGTCCCTTCGGCTGATACTGCTGTCTTTTGGGGGCTGAGTATTGTTGCGGCCAGCGCATTCTATGGTCTTCTGTGACAGGTTCGCATACGACTGTATTCTTGTCGCCAACAGGGATAATTTTAATAAACTCTTTATCGAGGAAAATCGGACGGCCTTCTTTCAAAGAGGCTTCTTCGTCTTTTACAGCTTCATAGTAAAATTGAACGAACAGACCCGCGTCCGTTCCGTGTTGTACTCGGTAGTTATTGCCTTGTTGGATAATTTGCGGCGCTTCAAACATTAGTTTCTCCTAATTCGGGGGATTAAAGAAATTGGGGGATGGAAAGGGCAACGAATCGCCCTTTCCCCCTTCCCCCGAAGGGTGGCCTTTCAGCCATTCATTATGCAGCCAGTCCGTCATCCATAAACGGACGCTGGATTTCAAAGTACGCCAGACCCGCAGAAGGAGTGTCTACAGCAGACGCGCCTTTAGCAAGTTTAACGCGGTCGCCAGCGACGATAGCATCGTCAATGCTTCCAGCCGTAGCTGTTGCATAGACGTTCGCATTGTCCACAAAGCCTGTGAGGGCCTTACCGACTGCTTTACCGCCGATCTGATACCAGCCGTACTCACTTGCAACGCAGGCGGACATAGCGATAGCTACAGGTCCGATAGCATTTGCGGCGAGAAGGGCTGTTGTGTTGTCGGAAGAGTTATAAGTTACCCAAGAGCCGATAGCTGTAGAAGCCACGCCTTTCAGGTAAATAAACTCGCCCGAACCAAGGTCTGGGTCTGCGGCTTGGACAATCGTACCGAGAGCCACGGCCTGATTGGCTGTAGTTTCGTCAATAGCGATTGGCTGAACCCCAAGGGTCGTTTCAGTGATAGTATAAGCCATATTAGTTTCTCCTTATGATTGAGACAGAACGCCCTGAAGCGAACCGTTCGAAAGTGTCATGTTGCCAGCGAAACCGATCAGCTTAACCATGGCGTCTTGGTTGACGGCATAGCGCTCGTCGCCAATTGGAACCATGTTGCGGTCTTTGTGAGGACGGTAATGAATGTAATCCGTATTCAGGAAGTACATTGTATTCGTCGGGCAAGCGCCGCCGATACCGCCATCGAGAACCACATCAGCAGAACCGCCATGTCCGTAATACTTCAGAGAAGTAAAGCCGGAGCCAGCAAGTTCAGGATCGGTAATACGTTGAATTGCCTGAAGGCTTGACAGGTAGAAACCATAATAGTTTCCATCAGCAATAATCAGGTCAGGACGATCCGTACCGCGAACCAGAGACAAAGCCATGGCATTCATGCGCTCTTGAATGTTCGTAGCAGAAGCAGCTGTACCGGATACGGTAGCTTTGTTCTGCCAGAACGACCAAGTTGCGCGGTCAATGCCGCCGACTGTGCCGGAGGTTGGGGTTTTCGAAACCAGCAGTTGAAGACCGCCGATTTGTTTACCGCCGTCTGCCGTACCATTTGAGTAAATGTCTGCGGCAATACCATTTTGCATGGATTTCTCAGCGTTGCGGATACGGGAGGCGAGAAGGTTGATAATGGCTTCTTCGCCGGAGTTCTGAAGTTGTTCCAGTCCGGAGATAGAAACAGCAACAGCCGCCTGTTTAAAGTCAAATTCCGCCGCAGTGAAAACATCACTTGGAGAAATGTTGAGGGTTTCATAGCCGGAATAACGCTTGTATGTTTGGTTGTCAGCGTATTCCAGTTCTTGGACGATTGTGCGTCCGCCGGAAACAGGCATTACCTTACCGCGTTTTTTCAGACGGTTCAGCAGGGCGTTGTTGTCCAGCATGTTGTCGGCCAGTTTACCTGTGCGGTTACGCAAGGTAGTCGTGACCAGTTCCGATAGATTCGGTGATGCCATATTAGTGACTCCTAATTTGTTGGATCAGGAGCCACAATGACCCCTGATTAGATTTTTCCAGACGAAGCACGCAAATTCTCGCGTATTTCATCTTCTAATGATTTTTGGGGTGCATTTGCATTCGGTGAAGCCATACCGGGGCTTCCAGCAACAGACGCGGAGGCTTTCTTTTTCGCCGCCATTTCCGCTTTTTTCTTCTCTGCTTCCTGCGTTTTTTGCGCATTTAGCAGTTCAGTACGGATGGATGGGTGACTCCAAATTGCCTGTTCGTAAGCATCTTGCAGACCCTGTGCCTGTCCTGTTGCAATCAATGATCCCATTGTGGATTTGACTGCGTTAAAATGGACATTTGCAGGGTTCGCTGCAAAAGCTTCAATTTCACCATTAATTCTATCATGCTCCATTTCTTGTTGCAACTGGCTTTTGATTCTTACTGGGTCCGCCTGTTGTCTGAGGGCTTGGATTTCCTGCTGAATTGCAGTGAGAGGATTTGCCTGCTGTCCGCCAACCAAAGAAAGGTCTACCCCGAAAGTCTGGATAGCATGCATAACAGCTTGGGCTTTTTGCTGAGGGCTTCCGGTGCGGAGAATATAAGACGTGTTCAAAAGGTCTTTAAAAGCCCCCTCGACTGTTCCACCTTCGGAACGGATAATTGCTTCATAAGGCGCGGCGATTTCCTTAATAGAACGCCCAAGGTTCAATTCCCCTTCTTTGGCCGTCATCATGCGGTGAATGTCGTCTTCACGCTTTTTCCACTCAGCCTGAACGTCTGCGGGGAGTTCGTTCCATTTAGCCTTAATTGCACCGGATAGAGCAACAGGCGCATCCAGCTTGGTTTCTAGGGGCTTTTCCTCAATAGGGGCTTCCGCAGGCTCTGGATCAACGTTTTCTACAGGCTCTTCAACGATCTCCTCAATAACTTCCTCGGGAGCTTCTTCCTGTGCATCCATTACTTCTTTTAGTTCTTCTTCAATTGTTTTTTCGGTCATTTCTTTTTTCCTTTCAGGGGGGATTTTAGGGTTTCAGCGACTGCTTTTTCCCAGTTGATAGATTCTGTCTTTGGGGTGGCTCTTTGAGTGGGGGCATCATCCCCTGCGATAACCAGTCCTTTGGCTTTCACAGCGTTGTAATAAGCTGAACGGCTGTCGTACATTTTCCCATCGGCGGGATTAAACACACCCTTAGTTCCTAAGTCATCAGACCCGGCATAATGTGAGGGGGCATAAGCCCTATCACTGACATGGACTAATTTGCCTTCGATAAACTTCCAAGTTCCGCTTTTCAGGTCTTCGTCAGTTTCAACAATATCACCGTCTTCGTTTAATTTGTAATTCATATCATCAACAAAACGAGTTCATCGTCCTGCTCTTGTATTAGTTTTTGCTCAAGTTCATACGCATTGATCATGCGGTTTATGTATTCATATATTAGATTTATCTCACGCTCGATCTGGGCGTAATCAATCACTGCATCCGGTTTAGAGGCTTTTTTAATCTCGGGGGTTTTTACCGGAAGTTTATCAATTTCCTGCGCAATTCTTTGAACAGGTTTAGAGATGGTTTTAAGTTTAGTGGCCTCAGTTAATTCTTCGAGGTATTTTCTATATTTATGATAATCGTCAAACCCGCCTTTGGTGACGGTGAGGACAAAATGCAGGTCTTTACCGGATCGGGATGGTATGAGGATGGAACGACCACGACTGTTACAGGATTCGACACCGCGAACGCCATTCACATAAACAACTTCAAGAACCGTGTCTGGTTTATCGAAAGGGACACGATGAATGCGTGGTATCTTTCTGTAGCCTCAATAGGCGGCGCGGCCAACGTCATAGACCTTGCAGGAATCTTTAAAATGGGCGGCTCTCTCATGGCTATGGGGAACTGGACCATTGATAACGCCGCAGGGGTGGATGATTATGCCTGCTTTATAACCACTGAAGGTGAAGTGGCTCTATATAAAGGGACCGATCCCTCAAGCTCTACGACATGGGCCTTGGTTGGTACTTTCAGAATGGGCCGTCCTTTAGGAAGAAGATGCATGTGTAAGGCCGGAGCGGACGTTCTGGTTATTACCTCGGATGGGGCTTTTCCTATGTCCAAAGCTCTTTTAACAGACAGATCGCAGACAAACCTTGCGGCGACTGATAAAATCTCGACATTAATTAATGAAGACACTAAAGAGTATTTCAATAATTACGGCTGGCAGCCGATTATCTTCCCTGAAGGAAATAAGTTAATTATTAACGTTCCCCAGATAGAAAACACCCGGTCAATTCAATATGTCATGAATACCCAACATGGGGCATGGTGCAGATTCACCGGATGGAATGCTGTTTGTTTAGAGGTAATGGACAATAATCTATTTTACGGAACTGATGGCGCTGTTGTTCAATGTGACACAGGAACTTCGGACAATGGTGATGAGATTGTCGGTTATATCCAGCAGGCATTTAACTTCTTTGGCGCCAAGGGGATGCAGAAAATCTTTAGAATGGCTCGTCCTATCTTTCAATCTGAATCTTATATTTTCCCTACAGTGAGAATGAATATCGACTTCGACACAACGAAAAGAACACCCCTACAAAGCCAAAGTATAGGCGCTGGTGCGGAATGGGATGTTGCTGAATGGGATACCGCAGAATGGGTTTTAGGTGATATTATCTCTAAAGACTGGCAGTCTATCACCGGAATAGGTATCGCGGGAGGTTTGAATATCTCCACGAACCTTTCGGGGGTTTCGTGTCAGTGGATTTCGACGGATGTAATTTATGAGGTTGGCGGGTCTTTATAGTGCTTTTGTATGGGGCTGATAAAGAGGTTTGCTCTTGGGTATCGCGAAAGCTTTTTAATGAGCCTGACAGGTTTGAAACCTCTAAAGCAATCGGAGTTACGTCTGGGGAAACTTTAATTGCGGGAATAGTTTACAGCAGCTGGTGCCCGAATCATTCGATAGAAATGTCTATAGCAAGTATTGACAAACAATGGTGCAATGGGCATAATCTAAGAGCGTTTTTTTCATTCCCCTTCATCCAGCTTGGTCTGGAAAGAGTCTGGACGCAATGTTCCGCAGAACAAGAGGGGGTTATCATTTTCAACAAACGATTAGGCTTTAAACAAGAAGGATACCATCCAAAGGGCTGGCCCATGGGCGGCGATTCTTTGTCTTGGGGTATGCTTAAGGGAGACTGTAAGTGGTTATGAAATTTATCCTTGACCCGTTTTACTTTATCGAAGGCCGTTATATGAAGCCCGGCGGTAAGGGCGGAAAAGCCCCAGCGGCTCCCGACCCAGCAACCACAGCAGCAGCGCAAACAGCTACAAATAAAGAAACCGCCTACTGGAATGCTGTTTTAAATAACGTCAATCAAGTCACGCCTTATGGTAATTTGACCTATAAGCAGACAGGCGGCGGTAAAACATATAATATGGATGCCTACAATCAGGCCATGTCCGCATATAATCAGCCTCAATCCCAACAGATACCTTCAAATTCTGCCGATGTGTGGGGGAATACTTCACCAAATAATAATAGCTCTCGCGGGCCAATGCCCCAGTTGTCAGACTTTCAGACAGGCGATGCTCCACCTTCGTTTACCTCTACAATCGATCTTTCTCCAGATCAACAAGCCATTCTCGACTCCGAGGAACGCAGACAAATCTCCATGGGTACTCTTGGCGAAGAGCAGATCGGACGAATTAGAGATTCGGTTTCCAATCCCTATTCTTATGGTGGACTAGGAAATGAAGTTTCTGCGGACGATATTGCCACTCAACAGTCTAGAGCTGAAGAAGCTCTTATGGCTCGTTTTAACCCTCAATTCGCCAAAGACGAAGAGGCTCTAAGAACACGCCTGATTAACCAAGGTATCGGTCAAGGGTCTCAGGCTTACAACTCTGAAATGGAGCGCTTTAATCAAGCTAAGAATGACGCCAGAACGCAGGCTGTTCTGTCTGGTCAACAATATGGTTCGACGGCTCAACAACAAGCTCTCCAACGTAGAAACCAGTCAATTCAGGAATATGACGCTCAAAGAAACGCTCCATTGAATGAATATATCGGACTGACTTCGGGTGTTCAGGTTCAAAATCCTCAGTTTAGCTCTCAAAACTACCAAGGTGCACAGCCTGTAGACTATGCTGGATTGATCAATCAAAACTACCAAAATCAGATGAGCCAGTATAATGCCAAGCAGGCAGGATCAAATAATATGTCATCTGCTCTTTTTGGTTTGGGTGGGTCTTTCCTTTCTTCCCCGGCGGGAAGTGCGGCTGTAGCGGGTCTTTTCTCTGATATTCGTCTTAAAGAAAATGTCGAGCATATCGGCGAGGAAAACGGCTTCCCGATTTATAAATTCAATTACGACCCAGCCCACCCTTATGTCCGTCATGTAAATCTTCCAACCGACAAAACCTATATTGGCGTTATGTCCCGCGATGTTCGTGAGATTATGCCGCAAGCTGTTCAGGAGTTCGATGGTTATGACCGTGTAAATTACGACATGATCGGTGTGGAAATGAGGGAAGCCCATGGCTGATGTATCCTTTTTCGACCCTAAAAAAGAACAACAGGTAAAACGCCAAAGAGCCATGGCAGAAATGCTCATGAAGCAGGGCCAGACCCAACTCGGTAAAGGAAATGAGATGGTTTCCGGTATCGTAGTTAAAAAGTCCCCCTTAGAAGGACTCGCAGGAGCCTTACAAATGGGTTTAGGCGGAATGGCTCAAGGCAAAGCTGGTCAAGCGGAAGACGAAGCCATTGCACAGCGTCAAAGACTGTATCAAGAGGCCCTTGGTTCTACCGATCCTCGTATGGCGGCTCAACTCTTGGCGCAAGACCCTGAGTCTTTGGGAACGGCGGCTAAATTGTACGGCGATGCTTTGAGTTCAGATCAAGCGGCGGCGAGTCGTCAGCAAGATTGGGCGCGGGAAGACACACAACGAGCAGAAGATGCAAGGCTGAAACGCGAATTAGCGGCAATTAGGGCGAACCAAGGCGGCGTTACTTTTGATGAAGAAACTGGTCAGCTTACATTTAACGAGCCTCAACAAGAGCCGACTAATACACTAGCTCCTGCATTGGGCGTGCCTGCTGTTCCTATTAATACTCAGGGATTATCTGGTAAGGATGCCTCAACATATATTCGCAATACTCGACAAAACGCGGACAAACGTTTACAGGATGAGGAATTTACGAGTGCGGCTCAAAGTGCAAGGGATATTACCAATAAACTAAGTCGCTTTGAAGAACTAAACCAAGTCCAAGACACAGGTGGTTGGAGAGGATTACCAGTTGTCGGAAGTGTGGCTAATTTCCTCGATCCTCAAACAAGGGAAATGAAGTCAATTCAGGACGAATTAGCCCCATTACAAAGAAAACCCGGCTCTGGTGCTTCATCAGATATGGATGTTGCAATGTTTAAAAATGCGCTTCCGGGGCCAGATAAGCCGAAATCAACTAATGATAACATTATTACAGCCAGAAAAGCGGCTGCAAGTGATGTGGCGCAGTATCAATCATTCCTTAATGATTTCTCCCAAGCTAACGGACATTTAAACGGTGCTGAGACCGCATGGCAACAATATATTAACGCAAACCCAATTTTTGATCCGTCCTCTAATCCAGATGATGTTAACAGTATAAAGTTAAATTCTGCCAGAAAGACCTACAAGCAGTTCTTTGGTGCCGCGCAACAAACCACCCCAAACCAACCCACAAATCAAATAGAAGAAATTCGCGCAAAATTAACTGCTGCCGGACAATCCCCGGAAAGAATTGAAAAGTATCTTCGTTCAAAGGGTCTTCAATGAAAAAGGGAACTAAGGGCGGAAAATTAGGGACTGCAGCTCGTCAAGCGTACCAAGGACTAACTCTTGGCGCTGGCGACAAGCTTATAGATTATCCCACATCGGCTATTGTTGCGGCTCTTACTAATCAACCAGTTTCTGAGGTTTTAAAACAAGCCCGCGCTATGAGCAAGGAAGACCTTGCTAGAGATTCTGAAAACGCGATGGGTTTAAGTATAGCATCCAACGTGGCGGGGGGCGTTATCCCTTCTATTATTACAGGACCAACCAAGCTGGCCCAGACTGGCTTAGGAGCTATAACTGGCCTTGCGTCAAGCAACGGAGACTTAAAGCGCGTCAGGTTTGAGTGTTCCTCTAGCGTTTTGTCCTTGGTCGAAAGCTTTTCGGGTAATTTGCAGGTTTCTGTATAGCTCATCATTTTTCCCTAACTGGTCTGCGACATCATCAG